TGGCAGGGCAGGTTCATTATTGGTTTCTAAATCAGCTTTTCATTAGTAGGGACTTATGCTCCTTAGTAAATCCCCACTATCAGAAGCCAATTAGTTATTCAATTCTTTTTATAAAAAACTCTGCTCTATCTATCTGTTTTTCAATCCAATCTTTTGCATTATCTATTGCTTCCTGCTCGTTTTCTGCTTCATATTCTAATTGCTCGTCTATTTTTACCACTACCTCATATTTTTTTATTTTCATAACTTTATATTATATTATTTAACTCCGACCTTTAACCTAATATCTTTTTATGCATTTTATCTCTTGCTTTACAATGAGATACCCAAACCCAAAACCACTTATCATTTATTTTTCTTTTTTCATAACTATCATAGCAACCTTTTTCTTTACACCAGGGTAAACACATTTTAGATTTTCTTGTTTTCATATTATTTATCTATCTCTATTATTTCATAAATTATATATGCTGTCAAGGGGTAAAAACAACATTTTCAAAAACTATCAAAAAACGGCTTAACCCTTATAAACATTGACACGAGAGCATTTAAGCCAAATTATTATAAAAAGTTATCCACAGGCTACATATAAAAAAACAAAAACTAACGCATTAGGTAGTCAATTAGATTTACATATTAAAATACATGTCAAAAGAATATAAAACAAAACCAAGCATTAAACAGAAGAAAGCCATTAAAAACTTCATTGAAAATAATGGAAATGCGAGCAAGGCAATGCGAGATGCTGGTTATACAGAAGCAACCGCCAAGAATCCAAGCAACCTTACAAAGAGCAAGGCTTTTTTGGCTTTAATGGAAGAATACTTCCCCAACGAGTTCTTGTTTCAGGAGCATAGAAAGAATATAGTACAGGATAAAGACAAAGGAGCAAAAAACACCGCTCTTAATTCGGCATACAAGTTAAAAGACCTTTATCCAAAGGAACAGACAGAAGTTGACGCTGGAGATTTAAAGATAGTTATAAAGAAGGTATAAATACCCTACTCAGAGATAAAAACGCCTTAGAAAGCAATATAGAAGCCCTTTTTACGAGATAAACCTTAAAATCGGGCAGTTATAGCGTCGCAGACCAAGATATAGTATAGTAAGAAGTATAGAATAGAGGTTATAAATAGGGTTTTTGAATACTAATTATATGGGCATTTGATTAACTATCCCCACCCACACCACTCATAAATAACCCAAAATACCTAAAATAACCCCCATATTACCAGAAATTGACTAAAAACAGCTAAAACCGACGCTGGGAAGGCAATAGAATCAAGGGGTAGTACCCAAATCCCCGAGGAGTACTAAAAGGCCCCCAAAAGACACTTAAATAACCCCCAAAAGAGATATAATAGAGAGATAATAGCAGTTAGGGGGGGAGTATAGGGCAGATGGTTAGAGGGAGATATTATATATATAGCCCCAATACACATTCTAAGAAAATAGGACTTAATACATGTCATTATGATAATACCCAAGAAACTTAAAATAGGAGCATTTAATGTAGATATTAGACTTGTTAAGGATTTACCTGATGACGGCAACTTAGTAGGAGAGGATATTATCTTTATAGATTCTTCCTTATCTCCCAAAGCCCAAGAATTAACTCTCTGGCATGAAATAATCCACGCCATCAATCCTGGTTTCACTGAGAAGGACGTAGAATGGCTCTCATATCAGATATTTGATGATAACCACCTTTTAAAATAAACCTAAAATGAGATTAGCAGATTTTCAATCAAAAATGGAAGAAATGGGACGTTTGTGGGCTAAAGGATATGAAATTACCGAATATAATTTAGGGACTAAAAAAATTGTTTTATTACCCAACCAGGCTAAATTTGTCAACTCCAAAAAAAGATTCTGTTTGACCGTAGGAGGATATGGTTCAGGAAAGAGTTTGGCTCTGGATATTAAATTGATATTAATGTGTCTCTGTTATCCTAATAACACTATCCTGTTGGGTAGAAAGCATTTAAGCGACATAGAATTAACTATCCTACCCGACCTATTTGATTTAATGGATAAAAAGTGGTTTCACCGCCGAGTAAAAGATGGAATTATTAAATTCTTTAATGGCTCTAAAATCGTATTATTTGGGCTTGATGCTTTACAAGAGGGTAGTTTGGCAGATATTAAAAAGGCTCAACAGAAGATTAAAGGGTTAAATTTAGGAACATATTTTATAGACCAGTTAGAAGAAGTGGAAAAAGAGGTGTTTATATCCCTTAATTCCCGTTTAAGAAAAAAAGAAGTGCCTTGGAGGCAGGGCAATATGACCTGTAATCCTGCTAATTTTTGGGCTTATGATTACTTTAAGGTAAATCCAGGGGAAAATACAGAATTAATTACTTCCTCTATGATAGAAAATAAGGATAATTTACCCGAATACTTCCTCTATGATAGAAAATAAGGATAATTTACCCGAAGATTACTTGGAAGACCAATTAAGCAGAGATAAAAACTATGTTAAACGATTTGTTTATGGTATCTGGACCCCTGAAATAATGACTGAAAAAGCCGTCTTTGGGCAGGAATATATAGATAAATTTGAAGAAAAGGAGTTTAAAAGCGAAGAAGGGTGTGAAATATATGAAAATTATAGGGAAGATATGCGTTATCAAATGGGGGTTGACCCCTCAGAAGGGGTAGTTGACCCCTCATCTATCTCGGTGGTAAGTGAAAATGGGGAGAAGGTGGCTAAATTCAACGGGAAGATACCTATATCAGCTTTAGGGGAGAAAGTTAAGTATTTATACTATAAATATGGCAAACCCCTTATAATTCCAGAGGCTAATGCCTCAGGACAAGCCCTATTATTACAAATTAGAGATTTAAAGGTATTTGAAAGAAAGGTATATGACGAGAAGTTTGATAAGGATACCTCAAAATTGGGGTGGAAAACATCATATCAGTCCAAACAAGCCCTTATTTCTAACTTTCAAGAACTTTTAAGGGTAGGATTTCCTAAAATATACGATAAAAAGACCAAAGATGAGTTTAGAACCTTTGTTTGGTCGGATAATGCCACCCAAAAAGGGGCAGGAGCACAAAGAAACTTCCACGATGATGATGTTATGAGTACATTATTAGCTTTTTGGAAGTTAAATCCTGCTATTACGGATAAAAGAAATCGTAGGATAGCCACAGAACTATTACATAAAAAAACAAGAAAAAAGTTTCAATACAACTAATAATATAACTAAAAGGTCAAAAAATAACATATAAAATTATGAAATTAAAAATCAAAAAAACAGACAAAAAAAGAGAAAAGGTCATAGATATTCTTAAAAAAGCTGCAGAAGCTTGGGATGTCGCACCAAAGGGCACTATTGAGCTTAAAATCCTCGATAGATTAGCCGATGACATTTTAGAACTCTAATATGCCTTGGAAGAGAGTTAACAAGACAATTTATACAAAAGCAACGGGTAGTTGGAAAAAGAAACAAACCTGTAGTTCAATTGCTAAAGCTAAAAGAGCATTGAGTCTTTTGCGTGGGTTGAAGAAAGAAGGTAAAATAAAATGATAATAGATTTAATCAAAAAAGAAGTAGATGAGTTCCGACATAGCAATATAAAGATTGTTGATGGCTTTGAGTTCAATCAAAAAGCAACATTGGAGAAGATTTACTTCTATTATAATTCTAAATATGAATCTGGTGATTTTGACGACCAAGGGGATAGAAAATACTTCTATAATATGTCCAGAGTTCCTTGTAATATAGGAACAAAAGCCATAGATTTTGATACTAAACATATTAAAATACAAACCGCAGGAGGTGGAACACCTTTAAAGACTTGGTTTTTCGAACGAGATTTAAAGTTTTGGATGAAAGACCAGAAGTTTGGAGCAACTCTTAATAGAATATTTCACGAATTACCTATATTTGGCTCGGTTGTATTAAAGATAATTGATGGGAAAGCATTTTTTGTTGATTTAAGAAACTTTATTGTTGACCAAGCCGCTGACTCATTAGATAAATCGGGATATATTATTGAGATGCACAACTATCTTCCAACCGAATTTGAGAAGATAGCCAAAGAAAAGGGCTGGAAAAATGTAAGAAAGACAATGAAACTCTTTAGAGAAATGAAAGACGAAACTCATATCAAGGTTTATGAGAGATATGGTGAAGTGGAAGATAAGGGGGTATTTACCTATAAAAGGGTTTTATCTGCCGATGTGGGACAAAGTATTGACGAAAGAGCCAGTGGAGAAATACTTCCCAGTAGGGGGGTGGTCGTTGATGAAAAAGAAGTTAAGAAACATCCATATAGGGAATTTCACTGGGAGAAGATACCTGGCAGATGGTTAGGAATTGGCAGGGTTGAGATATTATTTGACCCTCAAATCAGAGTTAATGAAATATCCAATCAAGAAGTTAAATCTTCTTACTGGTCAACCTTACGACTATGGCAGACCAGAGACGAAGGAGTTAATCGCAACCTATTAACAGATGTAGATAATGGTGAAATATTAAATATTGAACAAGAGATTACCCAGATTGATATGGCTGATAGAAACTTGGCTTATTATAATCAAGAAATACAAAGATGGCTTACCAACAGGGATGAATTAACTTTTTCCCACGACCCAATAAAAGGGGAAAGGGGAGCATCTGGGGTTACTCTGGGGGCTACTCAAATAGCATCGGCACAAGCAGGTGCATATTTTGACCAGATTAGAGAGAACGTAGCAATGGCAATTAAGGATATGTTATATGAGGTGATTATTCCTGCATTTAAGAAACAGAATAGTTCGGAACATATACTACGACTGGCAGGAGAGGATTTAGACGAATTAAATGCTTTGATTATAGAAGTTAAAAATAGAGGAACATTTATTGATTATGTAGCCAGAACTGGAAAAATCCCGTCTAATGATGAATATGAAATATTAAAGGCAGTAACTGCTGAAAGTGTTAAAAAGGGAAATGAGAAATTAGTAAATATTCCAAAGGAATTTTATGATAATATTAAATACAAGATTGATATTGATATTATTGGAGAAGCAGTAGATGTCAGAATGAGAGCTGCAAACCTATTTGCTGCTATACAGGCAATTACAGCAGACCCAACACTCTTACAAGACCCAGTCAAAAAGAAATTCTTTTATCACTGGTTAGAACAAGGTGGGATAAGTCCTATTGATTTTGATACAAATATGACCGCACCATCTGTGAAACAAGTGATGCAACAAGGCGGACAACCTAAAATGGGGGGTGGTGGAGTTTCACGACCCCAATTACCTAATTTACCAGTTGGGGGAACTCAACAGGCAACCGTATGAACAAAGAACTAATGCTAAAAGAGTTAGAGAAATTAGGAAAGTCTTCTCAGGGTGAAGCACTTGAACAACGATTTAAAGAGTTAATTAGGAAGTTGAAAGATGGAAGTAATTACAATAAAGAAAACTTTGAAGTAGATGGATTGGCTTGTATTAAGGCAGCAGAGAAATTAGAAAAAATATTAAGAGAGTTAAAAATACAGGAAAAACCCAAGAAGATAAGAGAACAGAATCAATATATTTAATTTTTATTGGGATGCGATACCCATTAAAACACAAAGGTCGTTTTAACCATTAACGCAATAATAAAATGGAAGAAGAAAATATTGAGGAAACCAATGAAAACCCAGTGGAGGAAACCATTGAAGAAGAAAAACCAAAAGAGGAGAAGGAAACTCCTAATGAAAAAACAGAGAGCCCAAAGGAAGAGTTTTCTGATAGAGAAAAGAGGCTTTATGCTCGTGCGAAACAGGCAGAAGAAGAAGCTAAAAAGGCGAAAGCCGAAGCAGCTGAATCTAAAAAACCTATTTCCGATGTAGATGCTATCTTAGAGGTTCAACAAGCCACCAAAGGCTTAGACCCCATAGAAGTGTCTGAATTGAAAATACGAGCAACAGCAAAGAGCTGTTCTTTATCGGAAGCTCGGAAAGACGAAAACTTTTCTCTTTGGCAAACAGCTCATAGGGAAAAGGTCGAGAAAGAAAAATCAACCCCTGAACCCTCAAATAGACAGGGCACTACCCAAACAGAGAAATCTCTTAAAGATATGTCTCTTGACGAAAAGAGTAGTTATTTTGCAAAAAGAGGATTCGTAAAAGAATTTCCAAAAGCAAAGCCCTTATAATAAAGGGTTGAGGCACACGCATGGCAGTAGCAGGAGGAAGTAAAACAGTATCAAATGATGTCAGTGCAATTACTCCAGAAATCTGGAGTGAAGTAATCCAAATTCCTTTGTATAAGACTTTGGTAGCTAAAGAGGTTTGTAATTTAGACGAAAGAGCAACATTAAAATATGGTGACACAATAAATAAGCAGTATTTTGCTGATTTATCAGCCCAAACTTATGTTCCTGGAAGGTCAGTGACCGCCCAGAATCAAGATTGGACAACTGATAGTTTAGTTGTATCTGCTTATAAAACAGTTACTATTTATGTTGACGATGTTGAAGAATTACAGGCTAATGTTAGTTCCAGAACCGAATTACAAGAGGAAATTGCTTACAGGCTTAGAGACTCTATTGATACTCACGCACTCGCAAGAATTAAAGACGGAACAGATTGTGAAGCCGATGATTTAGTCCCTGGTGGAGTAGACGGACACGCTATTACAGCAACCACAGCAAACATTATTAGTATCTTCTCTTTGGCTCGTTCAAAGCTTAGAACCGCTAATGTTGCAGAAGCTGGTGACTGGATTGCAATCGTCTCACCTGCGTTCGCACAGTTGATTGAAAGTAAGGCTACATCTGTAGGTTACAATGTAGCTGACGCCACTTTAAGAAATGGATATGCTGGAGACTTTATGGGATTCCATATTTATGTTTCTAACAATGTTCCAACTGGAACATCTCCATCTGGCGACTTCTCAATTTTAACTGGACAAATTGACGCAAACTATCAGGCAATGTATATCGGAAAATCAAAATGTATTGACTTGGTTATTCAAAAAGCACCAGCAATACAGATTGACAAAGTTTCTGATAAGCACGGATATAACGTCAAAGCTTACACAGTTTACGGAGACAAAGTCTTTACAAAGAACGCATCAAGATTTTTGGGCGTTCCTGTAGTCGGACTTAATTAACAATTATTTTGTCGCTTTATTAGGGCAATTCCCTCTCGGACGTTGCCCTAATAGGCGAGAGGAAGAGACAAATATATGAATAAGTTACTTAAAAAGTTGTTTAAACTCAAATTCCTTACAGTTAAGGAGTATGATTTGTATATTCTTAATGTTTTAGAGGCATATATCACCGAAAAAGTTTTAGAGGGTGATGAAGCAAGAAGAGAGGAATTATCAAATATGCAATTACAGATAGAGGAAAACAAGAAATTTATTAAATTTATAAAAAACCTATGAAAATTTTATATGTATTGGATTCCCCTTATGCTTTTAATATGTTGGTTTTATAGAAACCATATCCCCTCTAATGCTCTAAGAGATAAAGGGCATTCCATTCACTTTCTGTCCCTTAATAATGGTAGGGGAATACCAGAAGAGTTGATGAAAGAATCAGATACAGTTGTATTTAGTAGAACATATCCTATTGACCCATTGGTTACAATGAGAAAGTTTAAGAAGTTATGTAAAAGGGTTATATATGAAACAGATGATGATTTATGGAGTGTTAATCCAGATAATCCATCTGCTGCTATATCAACAGAAAAGAAAAGACAATATGAACATTTAATGCAGGAATGTGATGCCATTACAACCACAACACCAGAATTAGCAAAGAAATTAAAGAAGATGAATAAAAATGTATTTGTCTGTCCCAATGCTATTAATTACTCGATATTAGGCAAAAGTGGTAAGGATAAAATGCCGAAAAAAGTATTAAGAATAGGATATTCAGGTGCAGCTTCTCACTGGGGAGACCTACAACTTGTCACACAAGTTTTAGTGGAAATACAAAAAAAACACAATGTTGAGTTTGTATTACAAGGAATGTGTGGTCAACCATTAGAAGCAGAAATATGGCAATATTCTGAGGTATTAAAAAGGGGATTAAGACCAGAAAAAAAACTCTTTTTAGAACAGGCAATAAAATGGTATGATGGTATGAAGGATGTTAAGTTTTTTCATGTTCCATTTTATCCGCCAATAATGTTTCCACTTTTGATGGAAAGTTTAAGTATAGATATTGGGATAGCACCATTACAGGACAATGAGTTTAATCACGGAAAGAGTTGTGTCAAATTTTATGAATATGCTTCTGTTGGTGCGGCAACATTAACTTCAAATGTTTTACCATATAATAAAGAGGTTGGATATTGTGCCAAAAACACAGTAAAAGATTGGGTTGCTAAACTTGAACGATTAATTGTTGACGAGAAGTTTAGAAAAAACTTAGCCGAAAAACAAGGTAAATGGGTAAAAGAAAATAGAGACATAACCAAGGTTGTCGAAAAATGGGAAGATGCATTTGACCCACAATAATATGAATAAGTTTCCACAGTATAAAGGTAAAATAATGTTAAATCTTGGATGTGGCGGACAAAGATTAGATGGCTATATCGGGATAGATAAAAGAGATGTCGGACAAGAGATGATATGGGATTTGACAAAAGGTATTCCGTTTCCCGATAACTCGGTTGATGAAGTTTTTAGTTGTCATTTTATAGAACATTTAACAGAGGATGAATCAATGGATTTATTCCGTGAGATATATAGGGTTCTCAAAAAGGGAGCACTAACCCATCACAGATGTCCACACCAAACCCACCCAACTGCTTATTACTGGGGGCATAAAACATTTTGGAACGAAGAAAGAATTGAGGCAATTCTGAGAGTTCCAGCATTAGATAAGTTTTTAGTAGTAGAAAACAATAAAAAAGGTTTTGAATTATTCTTTACTCTAAAAAAACTGAAATGAAAGACAAAATGAGATATGAAATTGTTAGGTTAAAAATTAAACCTGATAATATAAAAAACTTTAAAATTATTGATGATAGGATAAAACACCCAAAGTTTTGTAAGGATAGGGATTTTTTAGAAAAAGAAATGGTAGCATTCCAAACAGGACACAATACTCGCCCAGATTATCCAGAAAGGTATGATTTAACGGTATTCACTTATAATCAATTTGAACCAGAGTGGCTCATTGTAGATGGTTCTCATAGATTAGAGGGACTGAAAAGATTATTTAAAAAGAAAAAGTTAAAGTGGTTTGATGCTATCCTTATTCCATCAAATGTTCTTGGTGCTAATACTCCAGCAAAGAGAGTAGAATTTTCAAGGGTATTAGATTATTTACTCAAAAAAGATGGACTACCTACTTGGGTTAAAAAATATGATTTTAAGTTTAAGGATAAGAAGTTTTTGACTGAATTACTTTTATTAAAAACGGATTTTCCATCTAAACCACAATTTATGGGTTGGTCAAATAAAAATCTTATTGATGGAGGAACTGGAAACGAAGACACAATGCCCATAGATGAATATCAAAAATCAAGAGAATTATGAAAATATTATTCCGAGACCATAATGGAGTTTTGTCAGACCTTAAACCTCATTTTGATATAGTTGAAACTATTGATGAGGCAGAGGTTGTTGTTTTATGGCAGGATATACTTGCCTTCGAGTTGTGTATAGCCAGAACAGCCAAAAGAATGCACAAACCTATTGTGGTTATACAGCACGGAGCACACGGAAGCGAAGATTATGTTCCCCCTTTAAGTAATGAGTTATTAGCCGACAAGATACTTGTTTGGGGAGAATATGATAGAGACCAGTTATTAGGGGTAGGAATATCCCCTAAGAGAATTGAGATGGTAGGAACTACCATATTTGAGAAATTAAAGGGTAGAACCCCACACGAAGGAACTCATATTTTATTTTCACCAGAACACTGGGACCACGACATAGAGGAGAATCTAACTCTTTATAACAAAATAAAAGATATTTGTAAAAAGAATAATTGGGAATTAAAGGTTAAAGTAATGGAAAGACACGATAGGAATAGATATAAAGAACACGAAATCTATTCCAATAGAGAAAGCCCAGACCATTTAGGAATATGTGCTGAGGCACTTTCTTGGGCGGATGTAGTTGTAAGTATAAGCGAAATAACACTTGAACTATTAGCACAATCATTGGATATTCCTGTTGTTTGTTGTGATATAGCCAAACCAAGAACATTTCTCAATAATCCAGCACACCTTGAACTAAAGAGACCATATTCAAAAGCGGTAAAAAAGATTAGTGATTTAGATTTATTAGAGGAAACTATTAGGGGACAAATAGAAAACCCAGACGAATTACAAAAAGAAAGAAGAGATGTAGTTATGTTAAGAGGGGGAATACATATTAAAAATCCATTAAATAAAATGATAAATGCAATAAAATGCTTAAAATAATTAACGATTTATTTAAGTTAAATAGAACATTAGTGGGAGATGGCTTTGATAAGGCACTTCAATATATTAAAAAGATATTGCCTGAAATGGAGATACTTGAATTTCCCTCTGGAATGGAATATGGCACTTGGACTATACCGCAGAAGTGGGAAGTCAAAGATGCTTGGGTAAAATATAAAAATAAAAAGATTATTGACTTCAAAAAAGACCCTTTAAGCTTAGTAGTCGGCTCTGAACCAATACACGGAGTAGTAAAAATAGATGAGTTAAGAGAACACTTATTTCATAATCCGCAAAAGCCAGATGTTATTCCTTATGTGTTTAAGTATTATGATAAAGATTGGGGATTTAGCACTTCCACTGATAATTATTTAAAATTAAAGAAGGGAAATTACGAAGTTTTTATAGATAGTAAATACACAGATGGGGTAATGAAGATAGGACAATATGTCCTAAGGGGCGGACAGAAAGAAATACTGATAATGGTTCATTTAGACCACCCATTTCAAGCCAACGACAACCTTTCCAGCGTGGCGGTAGCAATAGAACTGGCTAAGAGTTTGAAATCTAAATATACAATTAAGACTTTATTTACCCCCGAAACAATAGGGGCTATGGCTTATGCTTACACACAGGACCTAGATAATGTAGATTTTGGGATAGCAATTGATATGGTAGGCAATGATAACACTATTTTGATGCAGGAAACATTTGGTGGGATAGAGAAGATAAATAAGGCAGGAGCGATGGCAATGAGTATTTTATCACCATTAAAATACAGAAAAGCACCTTTTAGAGCACCATTAGGAGCAGATGAATATATAATGAACGACCCTTTAATTGGGGTTCCAATGATATTCTTTTCCCGAAGTCCTTATAATGAATATCATTCTGAATCAGACACTCCCGATATAATTAAAGAGGATAAACTCAAGGAAACCATAGAGATAATTAAAAAGACCATTAAAATAATAGAAGAAGATTGGATTCCAAAGAGAAACTTTAAAGGAGCACTTATGAGGAGCAAGTATGGAGTTCAGCAATTAGCCAAAGAAGAAAACAGAAAATATGATTATTTCTTTTATCTGATGGATGGCAAGAGAAGTTTATTAGACCTATCTTATGCCTGTCAGTTGAACTTTGAGAAAATGAATAACCTAT